CTATAGATACAATTCATTCTGTAAAAGGAGGAGAAGCGAATCATGTTGTGCTATACAGTAAAGCTAATTACCCATCTGATTATAAAAATAAAAATAAACAAGAAAAAAGTGATGAACGCAAGGTTTGGTATACTGGAGTTACAAGAGCAAGAAAAACTTTACATTTGTTAAGAACTGACTATAAGTTTAACTATCCAATTGGACAAGACTATTTAATATATGTACAAGAAAAAAATGACAAATAAAAATATCTTTGATGAAAGTTTTCCAGATAGTAAACAAGTTGGAGGATCACATTATAAACAATTTGTTATTCAACCTTGGACATTTATTAGAAAAAATAATTTAAATCCTCTGCAATCAAATATAATAAAATATGTATGTCGTTATTTATTGAAAGGAAATCCTTTACAAGATTTAGAAAAAATAAAACATTACTGTGATTTAGAAATCAAACATCTTAAAGATAGACTAAATGATAAAAAAAATAAAAACTAACAATGAGGTATCATGAAAAATATGATTATTATAATTGGTATTGTTATGATCCTGACCACAGGGTGCACAAAAGACTTCGATCTAAACCCAACATCAACAATAGTAAGAGCAATGTTTAAAGGAAATAGTAAATGAGTAATGGTTTACAATTAACATTGACATTTAAAAAATCAATGTGGAATACACCAATGGAATATAAAGACTTATCAAATTACAAAGAAATAGCGATAGATTTAGAAACAAGAGATGATGGTATTAATGAAAGATTAGGAGCTGGTTGGGCTCTTGGTAAAGGAGAAATCGTAGGTTTTGCAGTAGCAGTAGAAGGATGGAAAGGTTATTTTCCATTTGGCCATTTAGGTGGTGGCAATATGATACCTGAACAAGTTAAAAAATATATGAAAGATATTTGTGCTTTGCCTTGTACTAAAATATTTCATAATGCACAATACGATGTGGGTTGGTTGGAAGCATCAGGTATCACGGTCAACGGACCTATTGTAGATACTATGATAGCAGCTGCACTTATAGATGAGAATAGATTTTCATATTCTTTAAATGCATTGTCGGTAGATTATTTAAATGAAATAAAAGCAGAAACAGAATTAAGAGAAGCTGCAGCAGCACATGGCATAGATCCTAAAGCAGAGATGTGGAAGTTACCAGCTGAACATGTTGGCTATTATGCAGAACAAGATGCAGAGCTAACATTAAAGTTGTGGCAGAGATTTAAACATGAAATAGCTCAACAGAGCTTAACTACGGTCTGGGAAATGGAGCAGCAATTGCTTCCGATGTTAATAAAGATGCGTCAACGAGGTGTGAGAGTGCAAGTGGAAAAAGCTGCAGAACTACAAAAAGAAATGAAGCTCCAAGAAAAAGTAATACTATCGGATATACAGAAAGAAACAGGACTAGAAATAGATATTTGGGCACCCCGCCAGATTGCCAAAGCTTTTGACAAATTGAAATTAGAATACCCGCGAACTGAGAAAACAAAAGAACCTTCCTTTACACAAAATTGGTTAATTAATAATAAAAACAAAATAGCACAACTAATTGTAAGTGCAAGAGAAGTAAATAAATTTCACGGAACTTTTTTATCTTCTATCATGAAGTATCAAATCAATGGAAGAATTCATGGAGAGATTAATCAATTAAGAGGAGACAATGGAGGCACTGTATCTGGTAGACTCTCAATGAGTAATCCAAATCTACAACAAGTCCCAGCCAGAAACAAAGACTTTGGTCCTAAAATACGTAGTTTATTTATACCAGAGGAGGGTTTTAAGTGGGGTAGTTTTGATTATTCACAACAGGAGCCAAGAATGACAGTACACTATGCAGCATCTATCGGAGATGGGTATGAGGGTTCTAATGAATTAGTAGAGGCTTATCAAAATGCAAGTGCAGACTTTCATCAAACTGTTGCCGACCTTGTTGGTATTGAAAGAACTCAAGCAAAAACAATTGGTCTGGGTTTGATGTATGGAATGGGTAAGAATAAGTTAGCTAACTCATTGGGTGTCACCAAAGATGAGGCTAATGAATTAATTATTAAATATAATAAAAAAGTTCCTTTTGTAAAAAAATTATCAGACAGATGTAAATATGCAGCTGATGAAAAGGGAGTCATAAGAACTAAAAAAGGTAGAAAATGTAGATTTGAAATGTGGGAAACTAGAGACTTTGGTTTGCATGTCGCAGAAAAATATGAGGATGCAGTTGCTAAGTATGGTAAGGACAATATTAAAAGAGCTTATACTTACAAAGCTTTAAATAGATTAATTCAAGGATCTTCTGCAGATCAAACAAAGCAATCAATGTTAGATTGTTATAGTGCTGGTCATTTACCTATGTTGCAAATACATGATGAATTATGTTTTAATATTAAAGATGAATCTCATGCAAAAGAAATTCAAAAAATAATGCAAAGTTCAATAGAATTTAAAGTTCCAAGTGTAGTTGAGTTTGGTCTTGGGAAGAGTTGGGGAGATGCAAAATAATAATAAACCACATAACAATCAAGATTTAGTTGGATATGCAGCTGGACTATTTGATGGTGAAGGAAATGTAAATTACGCACAATATAAATGTAAAAAACAAAATGGTAAAGTTTATTTAAAATGGAATGTAGCTATGGAAATAGCCATGACAGATTTAGATTGTATTAAAAATTTTTATGATATTGTTCAAGTTGGTTCAATACATTTTAAAGGGATTGGTAAGGGATCAATGGGAAAGAAAGATCAATGGAGATGGAGATGCTCTCACCAAAAAGCACTACATCTTGCAAAATTATTTATACCTTATGCTGTAGCTAAAAGAGAAAAGTTATTTAAAATTATAAATCATTATGAGTTTAAAAAGCCGACAGATGCCCTAAGTAAAAAGTTTCCTTTTTTAAAACTTAAGAAAAATTAACCAACAGCAGCTAAATTTTCTTGTACATCTTGATACTTGATCGCATTTCTTTTAGATCTAATATCACTTTCTGTTTTAAGCATTTCAACTGTACAAAGACCATTAGTCATTAAATCAGCTGACCACTTATTTTCAAGTTCTTGAAGTTCTTTCAACAACTTTATTTTTTCAGGACTCATTTTAGTTCCTCATAAGTTATGTGAACCCTAGTGTTCCCGGTGAAACCATCATCGATTATTTCAACCTTACCTTGGTCCACTTGTTCTGACAGATTTAATATCGCTTCAGTGCAATTTGCAGCTTCAACAACATGGTCTAATTGCTGCCCTCCCATACTAGCTCTGATACGATAAGCCGTCATAAGATATTATAAGATATTTTGAATGAATGGTCAAGATTGTAGCCTTCAGGGTCAATAGCTATACAATGTACCTCATAATAGTCCATAAACCCCCCTAATTCTTCGATCTTTGATTTATTGGCTCTACCTACCTCTATTGCTTTCTCTCTACATGTGGTGGCATCTGAAAGGTTATCTACAAGATATTGAGTGCATTGAGTACCTACATCGTGAAAATTCCAACACATACTACTTAGTAATATAAATTTTAAAATCATATAGTGTTAAATGGCTTACATGCAAATGTTGTGTAAATTTTAAATTCGTTTACCTTATCGATACCTATTTCTTCAATTTTATCAAGGGCTTTTTTATACCCCATTGTTTGACAAGTATATAAATCTAAGAATTCATTTGGAAATGTATGGGGTGGTATACATACATTGTCAATCATTGAACATAGAGTAATTGTTAATAAATATTTCATAATTTAATTGACTTTTGTATTTGTCCCATATATGTAAGATTTCATGAAAAACAAAAAGAGTAAAAGTCTTATACTGGATAATATCATGACTGAGTTAGATGAACAATTGGCAGCAGTACCTACAGCAGATTTTGATGGTAGCCCAATTGAAGATTCACTTCATATGGATATGTTAGTTGATGGTATTTCAGCAATTCATTTTGTTGATGGTATAGGCAGAAGACATTATCCAATAAATAAAACCATTGCAACAATTCTAGTTGAAGATGAATTAGATTGTCGTAAATTACAACCAACAAATGAGGACTTAAATGGATTGGAATAAAGCAAAAGAAAATAGTACAATAAATAATGTTGTTACACCACCTATAGGAGAACAACCAGAAGGAAACTTAGATCCTTTAGGTAAACTAGAAGCAGTTATGAAAAGTTTATTAAATAATATTGATAAACTTGGAGAAAATATAAAAAAACTTAAAGCAGAAAATCAAAAATTAAAAGATGCACTTGGTATCGTAACCACAGAGGAGAATTCTCATGGACATCAATAAATGGAAATCAGTTGCAATTAAAAAAACAGATTACGATTTACTTAAAGGTTTATGTAAAGAAAAATTTAGAGCTCCTGGTGCTATGATCTCTAAAATATTAAGTGATTACATAGATCATCAAGCTAGAAAACATAAAGTGCCAAATGCAGTCTTTCGTACA